TAAATTATATTTGTATATTTGCAGAGAGTATTAATTTAATAACCTGGCAATTATGGAAAATAAAATTTTAGAATTAACAATTACAGGAGCAGACTTAGCTTCAGAACTTAGAAGAATGGTAATTCCTACACTACTAAATGATTTATATTTTATAGAAGTAGTGAAAATTACAGAGATGCTTGCAGCATTTAATAAAACTTGGGAGGATATAGATGGACTTACTTATGTAGTAGGAATGAGAGCCCCCTATCATCTAGACAATAAACAGCCTAGTACTCTTCCTACATCAGTAGATGGATATGAAGTAACTATTCACCTTAAATAATAAATTATGGAAAATGAAATTTTAGAAGTATTATTACGTATGGAAGATTTAATGAAATTAGGAATTGCATTTTTATTTGGTATGTGGTTGTTATCTATAGTAAATAGTTTTAGAAATGGAAAATAACAAATATTACACTCCAGAAATTGAAGAATTTAGAGTTGGATTTGAGTATGAATTCAGACATCCTGACTATAAAGAGAAGGGATGGGTTAAATATGATACTCCAGAATTTAATTGGGAGAGAGAAGATTCAGTACCTACATTTTCAAGGTATCAGAAAGTAGAAGATTTTAGAGTAAAATACCTAGACGCTCAGGATATAGAAGAGTTGGGGTTTAAACAGGAATATGTAATTAATGGAACTACAGATGAATTAGAACCTGGGCATATTCTACATAAAACAGAGAATTTATTCTATGTTATAAATTCATTAGAGAATAATAAATATCTTATATATAAAGGATTTATGTATAATGAATATAGTGGTAATTGGGATCAAGAAGATTTATATCAAGGAACAATACTCAACAAATCAGAATTAAAATGGATATTAACTAGAATTGGTGTACTATAAGTTACCTAATCATTACTAGAAAGAATTATACCTGTGCTATGTACATGGATAAAATTACTAAATAGGATATACAACAATTTGAAAATAAGGGATTTGAAATAAAAGTTATAAAATAATTCATTTTTTTCTTGCTTTTTTAAAATTTATGTTGTATATTTGTAGCACTCCTAGATTCATATGGGTAGGAATCATATGAAGGACGGAAGGCCCAGGGTGGTGTGAATACAAATAGTAGGGAGTCATCCTGTAGAAAAACAAGTTCTTTATATAAGTTTGAGTAAATGGGGATAAAAGGCTAAGGGTCAGATTGTGATGCCTTCCCTGATACAAAAAATTGTATCTTCGGTGATAGGGTAAATTTACCTGAACGTACGGCTCAAATGAAGTTAAAGAATAAAATATTAACCTGATTTAAATACGTCAGGGGAGTTATTCCTATAAATAAGATTTATTAAATATTTATTAAATATTTATAAAAATAAATTAATAGAATAAGGATTATAAAGATCTTTATTTTAAAAGGAGAAACTATACTATTATTATAAACATCAAAATTAAATTATTATGACAAAAGAACAAATTGGAAGTGTTGTACTTGTTTTAGCAGTTGCCCTTATTGGGGTTTTTCTTCCTGAATATGGGGAAATAGGAGCAGTTAAGGGAGGATTATTAAACATTGCAGCTATGGTAGCTATGGTTATGACTTTCACTCAAGGTACTAAGGAACTTATTGGCTATGAACCTGTAGAAGGGCGTAGTTGGATTCCTAAATGGATTGCTGGTGGATGGTCTATAGCATTTGGATTAGGTTCATTCTTCACAGGATTTGGAATGTTTGCCGTTCTTAATACTTGGTATGAAGCTGTAATTGCTAGTATCTTTATTGGAGCAATTGCTCGTAATGTATATGATGAAGAACTTGGTCAGAAAATTATTAAATTTTTCTTTGGGCATAAATTTCCTATTAATGACGAAGCTGAAGAAGAAGATTAATATATGTCGGAATCAAATTATTATGTTGAAGAGGTCTACAAGATTAATGGTGAGAGAGTCCCTATAGATTATGGATGGAGGAAATCTAAGTTTGGAAGTATTGACGAGATTGATAAGTATAGGGAATATTTGGAAAATAAGTTAGGGATGAAGTTATTTTTAAGATATAGAGATTATACAAAGAAGTTTAAGGTAGACCCAAAAGTACAAAATCCCTAGTTTCCTGTTTTCTGTTCTTACCCCGCTGTTTTAATAATGGCGGGGTTTTTTAATATTTTTATTAAAAAAGTAATGAAAAAGTTTGGATTTTTTAATAAAATGTATTATTTTTGTAAAAATAAATATAAGATATGAAAATACAACTAGATTATGATTCTAAAAAAATCACTGTAGAGCAAGCTACTAATTTGGGAGAGTTCTTTATAAAAGTTAAAGTTATTCTTCCTGATTGGAGAGACTGGGAGCTTCAAACTAATACTATTGTTAGCTGGAGTTCTCCAATAGTTATTAAAGAATATCCTAACAGACCTTGGTGGGAATATATTTCTGATACTAATATAAAATATGTTATGGAAGAAGATAGTAATAGTAATACTATTAATATTCAGCTTTAAATATTGTACCTGGCAAAGGCATTTTTATGGCAAGAGTATTTATTCCCTTCAACACTCCCTCTCTTAAAAACTCAAGGGTTAATTCCCGGAGAGGGAGTTTTCACTCAAAGACAGTTGCTAAATATCTACAGCAACTAGGTATTAAATCCTTTTCTACAAGGGATAAGATTGTAGAAGGATATGTAAAAAGACCTAACCTTTTTTATCAAGCCGTTAAGGATGTAGATTATAAGAAGTATGAACCCTTATTATTGGGACTACATCCTGTAAGAGAATCTAAAAGGAAATTTGATTTTCATAATTGTGTGCAGATTATAGCTGACCTTCTTACAGCACATGATATTATAGAAGATGATAATACAGATTATTTTATTCCAATACCTTTAAAGATTAAAGGAAAGTATTATACACATAATCCATATAATCCTGGAATATGGCTAGAAGTGTTAAATGGTAAAACATTAAAGTTATGAATGAAGAAGAAAAAAGAATCTCTAAGGTTGGGAATATTCGGAGATATCCTGAAGAAAATAAAGAAATTAAATTATCTGAAGAAGAAATAGACCTTATTTTCAAAGGGATTAGACCAGAAAATATGGGATATGAAGAGTTTAAAAATCATAGAAAAGGATTAAAAAGATTTATAACTAAATATACTAAGGAGGGAAGAATGTGGTTCTTATCTTCTAGTATTGAAGATGGTATAAGGAAAACTAAAACTTTTTATAAAAAAGATTTGGAAAAGTAAAATAAATGTAATATATTTGACAAAATGGTAAAGGCATGGAAATTCCATTAAAATTAGAAGAAGATCAAAAGTATGTGGAGATATTAAGAATTCTTTCTAATATAAGGTATCCGGGTAAAATTACTCCTTATTATAAACTTAGAAATAGGGAGATAGAGGTACTAGCAATATTGTTTTATCTTTATAATGAGAAATATTCATCTATTCCTGAGAAGGAAAGAAATACATTAATTTTTTCTTATGAAAGTAGGCAAGAAATTGCTGACAGACTTAGTGGAAGGGGCACTCCAGTATCTAAGTATACCATTTATAATATAATGATGGACCTTAGAAAAAAAGGACTTATTGGTAGTAAGGCTATGATTCCACATATTATTATACCTAACATAGAAAAAATTACATTAAAGTTCCCATGAACTTTCATAGAATAGTAGCACAGTTTGAGGAAATTGAAAATTTATTTGAGCATCTGGCAGAGTTTGAAAATATATTTGAGAATAGTTTTAGTTATGACTTTGAATCAAATATTTTAATTAGTGAAAATTCTTACATATTAATTTGTAATATAAACTATAAGTATGATAACAAGAAAAATTAAACAATTTACTCTATCAGGGAATTTGGTTAATGAGTTTGAATCTATAATACAGGCTGCCAATTTTTTTAAAGTAGACGAATCTTCAATAAGAAAAGTTATTGACGAAGAAAATAAGACTTGTAAAGGATTTAAGTGGAAAAGTATAGAACAGAAAAAATCCAGTGATTATCCTGTATCTCCCTCAGCTAGAATATTAGTTTTTGATGTGGAGACAGCTCCTAATAGAGCATATGTGTGGGGATTATGGAAACAAGATGTATATATAGACCAAATTATTTCAAACTGGTTTATGATAACATGGGCAGCAAGATTTTTAGGAGAGGATATAACATATTCAGGAAAGCTTACCTGTCAGGAAGCTATTGAGCAAAATGACAAAAGGATTGTAAAAGACTTATGGAAACTACTTGATGAGGCTGATATTGTGATAGCTCATAACGGAGATGCTTTTGACCTTCCAAGAATTAAGACGAGGTTTCTTGTACATGGATTACAACCTCCTAGCCCATATAAACAGATTGATACTAAAAGGATTGCCTCAAAAGAGTTTGCCTCTAATTCTAATAAATTAGAAGCTTTAGCAAGGTTATTGGGAATAGATGGAAAGATTAAAACAGATTTTGAATTATGGGCTGAATGTATGAAAGGAAATCCTGAAGCTTTAAAGCAGATGGAAATTTACAATATTCAGGATATAGATGTTCTTGAAGATGTATATTTTGCATTGAGACCTTATATTAAAGGACATCCTAATCTTGACCTTTATATAGATTCTATAGAGCCTAGTTGTCCTAGTTGTAGTTCTAAAAATCTTAAACTTATGGAAGGTAAATTTTTCTTTACCCAAGCTGTAAGATATAAAGCTTATAGATGTAAAGACTGTGGTAGTATCTGTAGAGCAAAGAAAGGTGATAAATTTATTAATACTAAAAAAGTTAGTGCAATACCCAGGTAGTTATGAAATCACTAGATGAAGATTCCGGTTTTGTATGTGAACAGTGTCTGGTACTTTTGGATATAGAAGTACCAGCTACTACACTGGTTGATAGTCTTGTAGATAGGAATCAACAAATTCCTATGTGCGAAGAGTGTTTTGAGAATTGGTGCACTGAAACTGAGTTTCTTATGACAGATTCTGAAGATGACTATTGAGAAAGAACTTATAAAGTCTTTAGCAAGAAAGTATGGAATAACACAAGCTCAGGTTGAAGAACTTGTATATTCTCAGCACAGATTTTTAGCTCATGTAATGAGTAAGAAATCTGATAGGGAATCTTTATATTTTCCATCTGTAAGGATATTAGGGTTAGGAATATTTTATTGTTCAGAAAAAACTAAAAAAAGATTATTATATTTAAAGGAGAATAGAAATAAAAATGAACATATTTGAACTAACTCCAGAATATAAAATACAGATAGATCCAATAGCTTATACACTTGGGCCTTTTAAAACTATATGGAAAAGGGATAAAACTAAGAATAAGGAAAATGCTCAAGCTGAATTAGCTTTTGTGTATTTTACATGTGATTACAAGTCAGTTTTTTATAATGAACCTGATGAACAAGAGAGGGAGGTTGAAGTAATAAAACATTGTTTCAAGGACAAGAAGTGGTCTCCTGATAAAGTAATTAGGGATGCTCAAGAGTTTTATAAAGAGAGACAAAAAACCTTTTCATTAATTCTTTTAGAAGATGCAATATTTGGTATTAGTAAACTTTCTAAATATTTAAGAAATGTTAATTTTGAAGAGAATGAAAAGAATGAGAAGACTGGAGAAATGAGACCTAAACATGATATTAAGAAATATGCTGATACCATCAAAACTATACCAGATATAATGAAGGCTCTTAATACTCTACAAGAAGCTGTTAAAAAAGAACAAGAATCTGCTAAAGCTCTTCGTGGCGGTAGAAAAAAAGGAATGTATATGGACTAATTTATATGGACTAATTTATGGATAGAGAATACCCGGCATTAAACTCTTATCAGAGTCAAATAACTACTGAGTTGTTGTCTGTATTGGACCGTAAATCTGAAACAGACTTTCATGATTTTATATCAAACATAGAGTTTGTAAGAAATCTTATAAGTTCTGGTAGAGAGAGAGTTAAGGACAGACCTAAAGATAAAAAAGGTAGGATTATTGTAAATTTTGAAAACCCCCATATTCTTGAAGATATGAAGTTCTTTACTGAAAGAGCTGATTATTTTAGAGAGAATGGAAGGTATACAGATTTATATCCCAATCCTGCTCCAGGATCTGAGTTTAAAAAATTCTGGGATGAGGAAAGACGTAGATGTAAATATGGATTAGTTAGACCTTACGATGGGGAGTGGATTCCAGGATACTATTATTTTTATTTAAATTATTCTCCCATTCTTAAAACTGAGGACATAGATAATGAAGAGAATTATGTTATAGATGACGGAAAGATTGAGAGAGTAATTGAATCTTTGGAAGATGGTGTTCAGGCTGATAGAATTGAAGACTTCCCTGATGTATGGGATGGGGATTATATTTTCTTTCATTATGTAGATCAAGCTGAGACAGAAGGTAAGCATGGAACTGTATTAAAGTGTAGGGGTAGGGGGTATTCCTTTAAAGGGGGGTCTATGTTTGTAAGAAATTATTTCATGTTTAAAGATAGTAAGTCTTACGCGTTTGCATCAGAAACAGAATATCTGATTAGGGACGGTATTCTTACTAAAGCATGGTCTAATGTAAACTTTGTAGACAACTATACTCCTTTTACTCAACCCAGAGATTATAAGGATACAGAAATGCATAAGAGAGCTTCTTACAAAGATGTTCAGAATAAAACTGAACGTGGTAGGATGGCTGAAGTTATTGGGGTTACATGTAAGAATGATCCTGACAAGGGTAGGGGAAAGCGTGGGAAACTTCTGTTTTTTGACGAATCTGGGGTTTTTCCCGGACTTAAAAAGACCTGGGCAGTAGCTCGTAAGTCTGTAGAACAAGGTAGAAGGGTATTTGGATTTATGCTTACTGCGGGTACTGGTGGTGTGGAAGGTAGTGATTTTGAAGCCGCTGAAGCATTCTTCTACAAACCTGAAGCATATAATATAAAATGGCTGAGAAATGTCTTTGATAAGTCTAAAGGGGGGGATTCCAGATGTGGATTATTTATCCCTGAGTATCTTAATAGAGATGGATGTTATGATGAGAATGGAAACTCTGATGTTGTTAGAGCCATTATAGAAACTTTAATTCAAAGACAAAAAGTACGAAATAACTCCAATGATCCTAATGATATTGTACAAGAAAAAGCAGAAGCTCCTATCACTCCTCAGGAAGCTGTACTTAGAGTAGAGGGGAGTCTATTTCCGACTCAAGATCTTAAAGACTATCTCGCAAAAATTAGCGTAAACTTAAACAAATTTACTCAGTCCCATTATGTAGGAAGAATAGGAATTTCTGGTAAAGAGGTTAGATTTATATCTAGTAGGGAAATGTTTCCTAATAGAGAATTCCCTATAAGGGATAATAAAGATAAGTATGGAGCTGTAGAAATGTTTGAGCTTCCTGTAGAACTTAATGGGTATATAGATCCTTATAGGTATATTGCAGGAATTGATACATATGATGATGATCATAGTACTACTAATTCTTTAGGAAGTATTTTTATTTTAGACAGGTATACAGATAGAATAGTTGCAGAATATACAGGGAGACCTAACACTGCTAATGAGTTCTATGAAATATGTCTGAGACTCCTCAAACTTTACAATGCTACGGCTAATTATGAGAATGATAAAAAAGGGCTTTATAGTTATTTCTATAATAAGAATGCTTTAAGATATCTTTGTTATAATCCTGAAATACTTGCAGACAAAGACTTAGCCATTATAAAGAATAATTACGGGAATAAAAAGTTTGGAACAAACTCTGGGGTAAAGATTAATGCATTTGGAAGGAGACTTCAGGCAGATTGGCTTATAGAAAATGCATATGGTACAGGCGGTCAGGATGAAGAAGGTAATGAGATAGAACCTTTACTAAACCTTCAAAGACTAAGAAGTATAGGGTATATTAAGGAACTAATAGCTTGGTATCCTGATATAAGTAATGCTGACAGAGTTAGTGCTATGGGAATGTTAATGATATTAAGAGAGGATCTAAAAAGAATAGATGTTGGTGAGGTACAAAAAAAGACTAAAGATATATTTGATGACCCATTTTTCAGGAGAATGGGAAGTGGTGTACATATGAATATTGAAAAAAGCTATACCCCGCCAAATTAACTTTTTAAAATAAAATAATAAGTTGTATATTTGTTATATTACCATGAAAAATAATTTACCATGTCTGATATAAGTTTAGCCACTTTATCTTCTACTCAGTTTCCTCACCAAAAAAGGGCTCAGTCGGAGAAAGGAAAGAAATTTTTTAAACAGTGTATTGATGCTGGAGCTGGGCTATCTTCCTGGGGAGATGACCAGTTTGGAACAACCAGAATAAGATCCACAAGAAGGAATAAGATTATTAATTATAATCTTATGAATAATGTGGTAGACCAGAAGGAAATGCAGAGAGCAGTAGACCCATTTAGAATACAATTTCAGGATATGCCTATTTCATATAGGAATTACCCACTACTAAATCCTAACATTTCACTTCTTGTAGGAGAGGAGAGAAAGAGAACCTTTACTCCTCTTTTTCTTTTAAGTAGTAGCGATGCCATTACTGCCAAAGTAAGAAATCTTCAGGAAAAATTTGATGAGTTTGCTATAGAGAAGGTTACTAGTGGTATTACAGATGAACAGGTTATCCAAAGAGAAGTTCAGGAGTTTGCTAAATGGGCCCAGTTTAGTTATAAGGATAAAAGGGAAAGAATGGCTAATCAGGCTATTCAATACCTTATGGGAAAATTAAAGTTAAAAGAACAGTTTAGTAGGGGATTTGAAGACTTACTTATAGCTGCAGAAGAAATTTTCGTAATAGATATTATAGGTAATGAACCTGTAATGAGGAAGGGAGATCCTACTAATTTTTACACTTTACGTGGGGGACAGAGTTATAAGATTGAAGATAACGATATTATTGTAGAAGATGGTTATTTACCTCCCGGAGAAGTTGTAGATAGATATTATGAATATCTTAAGCCTGAGCATATTAAGAAAATTGAGGGGGGACATTCTCACCAATTAGGTGCTAAGAAAAGTATGTTCCGCCAACAACTTACTAATGAGCCTACTAGATTTGATGATATAGTAGAATCTGTAGGTATAGGAAATTTACTTTCCCTAAATAAAAAAGGTAGTGCTTATTTTGGAGGTTCCTTTGATGATGAAGGTAATGTGAGAGTTACTAGAGTTGTATGGAAAGGGTTTAAGAAGATCGGGGTACTGGAATACTTTGATGAGTTGGGAAATTATCAGAAAGATATTGTTCCTGAAAGTTATGAGCCTGATGAAGAAAGAGGAGAAAAGGTAGATTGGATATGGATAACTGAGTGGTATGAGGGAACTCGTATTATGGATGATATATATGTAAAAACTCAGCCCAGAGATGTTCAGATGAGGAGGATGGATAATCTTTCAGCTTGTCATCCTGGAATTGTAGGTACTAGTTTTAATATAGATGGATTTGAGTCAAGGTCTATAGTTGACCTTTCTAAGGAGTATCAATATCTATATAATGTAATTATGTATCGTACAGAGCTTGGTATTGCTAAATATCTAGGTAAAGTTGGTAAGATTAACTCTGCTATGATTCCCTCTGGATGGGATATGAGTAAGTTCTTGTCATATCTGTATAATATGAATCTTATGATTGAAGACCCATTTAATGAGGGTCAGAAAGGACTAGCTCAGGGAAAACTTGCAGGTAGCATGTCTCAGACTGGGAATTCTGCAGAAATTGGAGATGCTGAGTTTATTATAAGACACCTTGAAATCCTAGACTTTATTGAAAGAAGGATTGATGATATTACCGGAATCACTAAACAGCGTAAGGGAGCTATTGATAATAGGGAAACTGTGGGAGGGGTGGAAAGGTCCGTAATGCAGAGTTCTCATATTACTGAAAAGTGGTTCTCTCTTCATGATGAAACTAAAATGAGGGCATTGGAATGCTTGCTGGAAGCTGCCAAAGTAGCATGGAGTGGTAAATCATTTGTTAAAAGTTATGTATTAGATGATGGTACTGAAGCTGTATTAGACTTTGATGGAGAGCTTTTTAATGAAGCTGACTACGGTGGACACCTCACTTCAGATACTGAAGATCTTAACTTAATGGAGCAAATGAAAGGGTTGTCCCAACACTTTATACAAAACGGTGCCAGTATGAGTATGGTAGCAGAACTTCTGAGAACTAAAGATATTGGTTCACTTCAGAATAAGATTGCCATGATGGAAGCTGAGATACAAGAGCAAACACAACAAGCTCAGGAAGAAGAGGCTAGAATGGAACAGGAGCTTAAGCAAGCTGAGCGAGAGTTTGAAATGATGAAACTTGAGATTGAAGCTGAGCAGAATGAACTTGATAGAGAGTTAGACCAATACAAGATTGACCAAGATAATAGAACTAGAATTGCAGTAGCTCAAATTAATGCTTATAGACATCAGGATGATTGGGACCAAGATGATTCAGGAAGACCTGATCCAATGGAAATTGGTGAACAAGCTCTTAAAGAAAAACAGTTTTTCAGTGAACAGTTTAATAAAGATAGTGATAGAGAATTCAAGAAAAAGGAATTAAAAAAGAAAGAAGAGCTTGAAAAGAAGAAATTAGAGCTTGAAGAGAAGAAGTTAAAGATGCAGAAAGAGCTTCAAAAGATGAAAGATGAAGCTGCAATGAAGAGAGAACGTTTAAAAAGTAAGACTGCTCTTAGGAATCCCACAGGTGCAGAGGCTGCAAGAGGTAAAACTGCTCCTTCAAAAATTAAGTTGGGAAAATAAATATAACAAAAAATAATAGATTTTATGCTATACTATGAAAGTTATTATATATAATCAGTTGTTTTAAAAGAATTAATGAATTATTTTTGTTAACAAGTAAAAATTATAACATTATGGAAGATCCTGGCAAGGAATTAACATTACAAGAACTGTTATCACAAAACCTAAATAAAGAGGAGCCTTCTACAGAAGAAGGTAGTGATAAAGCAAAAGAGATTAAAAAGCCTTCAGAAGAAGATAAAGAGATTAATTTAGACGCAATCTTTGAAGCATCTCATGAGAAAGATGATTCTGAAGAAGATGATAAAAAGCCTGATGAAGACGAAAAGGATAAAGAGAAAAGTAAGGATTCCCCTGATTCTAAAAAAGAAACTCATAAAGATACTGAAGATGATGATATTCCTTTTACTCTTGCCTTTGCCAGGTATCAACTAGAACAGGGGAACCTTACTTCTTTAGATGAAGAAGAGCTTAAGAAGGTCATTGAAGATGAGGGAGAAGAGGCTGCAATGGCTTATATCCAGAATAAAGAAGCTGAGACTATCAGGAATGAACTTCTGGATACTTATGAAGAGGATGTTAAATATTATTTAGATCTTTTAGATTCTGGAGTAGATAGAGATGATGCTAAAGGTATCACTCAGGCTAAGTTTAAATATTCTAAGATTTCAGAAGACGATGTTGAAAAAGAAGACCAAGAAGATCTTAGAAAAGAAGTAATGAAGACTTATTATAAACTTACTACCAAATTCTCTGATGCTAAGATTGATAAAGAGATTGAAAGTAAGATTAGTCTGGGAGAAGATATAGAATTTGCTAAAGAAGCTCTTCCTGAAATTAAAGACCATTTTGATAAAATTGGAGAAGAAAGAAAGAAAGAGATTCAGAAGCAAGAGGAGGATATAAGGAAATCTCAGGCTGATAAGCAGAAAGAACTTGAAGAAAAAATTGACAAACTTGACGAGATTATCCCAAAGCATACTCTTAGTAAGGCTGAAAAGAAGAAGATTAAAGAAAAACTTATTAAGCCTGTGAAAGAAGTTAACGGAGTTCCTTTGAATGCTATTTGGGCTAAAAGGATGGAAGATCCATTTAAATTTGACTCTATTATTGCAGCTCTTGATAATTATGGAGTTTTTGACGGAAATTGGGACAAGCTAATTAGTCAAAATAAAACTAAGGCTGCAGAAGATCTTAGGAAGGCTATCCATAGCAACAGTTCTTTCAAAACTAGGACAGACAAGCTTAAAGCTAGTCAAACTGGGGAAGATGAATCTATGGAATCCATTGAGGCAATGAAAAAAGCGTTTAACCTATAACACTAAATAAAGAACTTTTTTAAATTTTAAATTGTATGGAAAATATATCTAAATTACAAACTGTGAAGCCTAAATACTGGTCAGATCTTACGAGAGAATCTCATTTGGGATGGCTTGGTATGTTGGAGCCTCAATACATCAACAAAGTAATTGACCGAATCTATGAGGTTAATTATGGATCTGATAATATTGTGAGCTTTATTGATCAATTCCCTGTTCATATGCTTGACGAAGAAGGCGTATACAGGTGGATGCTGCAAGGCTCTGAAGAGAGGAATATTCCTCTTATTTCAGCTAGTCTTAGTGCAGGAGGTACTCAAATTGGGGCTGGGGACAAAGCAGGTATTGGAAGGAGTACATTTTATATGGTATTTCCCGAAAAACTGTTTTCCGCAACTTCAGTTATCGTAGGAGAGCATCCTGATGACTATATTATAAGGGTTTCTGAAGATCCTGTAGAAGTTGGTACAGGTTGGAGGTATAAGGTAGAACTTGTTACTGGAGATGACAATCTCTTTGTACCCCCAACAGATTTGGCAGCGGGAACCCGTTGGTCTGAAGATTATGGTCTGGTAGAACATGAATTCTCAAAAAGAGGTAACACTGTTCATCATGCTGGTCCAATGATGATGGAAAACGTTACTTCAGTTATTCGCAAGAATTATGAAGTTCCTGGTAACATGATTACCAAAGGTAAAAATCATCCTCTTGCATTTGCTTTTGTAGATCAGAATGGAAAAATGCAGACTCGCTGGATTGATAAGCTTGGATGGGATTTCATGCGTCAGTTCCGTTGGGATAAAGCTCGACTGCTTCTGCATGGTAAGTCTAATAAGCTTGCTGATGGTCAGTATGGAAATAAAGGAGAATCTGGTAACACTGTAAGGGCTGGATTTGGACTTTATGAGCAGATGGAAGGTGGGCATATTAAGTTCTTTACTAAGTTTCTTATGAATTCTCTGACTGACTTCGCTATGGATATTTCTGTAGGGAAACTTAAAGAAGATAGCAGGAAATTTGTACTTTCTACCGGAGAATATGGTGCATATGATTTCCACAAGGCTGCTTCTGAAAAAGCTTCTGGGATCACTTGGCTGCAAAGCGGACATAACTTTAAGTTTGGTGATGGTAAAGTTATTCTGGACGAAGGTCAGATGATGAAATATGTAGCAGTGAATGGTATTGAATTTAATATCATCATTGATCCTATGAAAGATGATCCTGTACGTAATAAGATCATGCATCCTGAAGGAGGTCTCGCATCTTCTCGTATTTATGATATTTGGGACTTTGGTACTACTGATGGTAATCCTAACATTCAGAGAGTAGCTGTTAAGGATAATGAAGAATTCTTTAAGTATATTCCCGGTATGCGTGATCCATTTACTCCTTATAACAAGCCTAGTGGTCCTCAAATGTCTGCTAGCTCAGTAGACGGCTATGCTGTATTTAAGCAATATATCGGTGGTATTATGCTTCGTAATCCTTTAAAGACGGGTCGTATGATCCCTTCAATTCTCCGATAATATCTCAATCTAGGAAAGAGGAGTTATCATGCTCCTCTTTCCTTCTAATTTTAATTAAATTAATTTTAAACCTGGCAAAAAAAATAATACAGGCAATGGTAGAAAGTAAAATTTATAGTAGTAAAGAAGCGATTGAAAAAGGTTTTTTAGAAGATAGAAAAGTATATTTAAAACCTGTTCCTCGCAGGGGTAATAAAATGATTACAGATCCAAGTCACGTTGGATATTTTATGTGGGAAGGCGCAAGAAAGTCTTTCTGCTTACCTTCGGATAAATATGGTATTCTTGTGAATCCTTTTAAATCTGAAGAAGAACAAGTTTTTTTATCAAAGCTCCTTGACATAGATTTAAATCCTAGAAAAAAGCAGGATAATTTTTGGTATACTTTTTATGTAAGTATTACTAAAACTCCTCAGTTTATGGTTAAAGGAGAAGAGTATAATCTTGCTGATCCTATGGATAATCTTCGCTATAGGGTACTAATGAAAAATTCTGAAATAGCCCCTTCATGGGAAGAAAGATTTGAAAGACCTTACTACAAGTTCGCTATTGTAGAAGAAGACTATGAAGAAAAATCTGATAATGAAGAAATGGAAGTTATGGAAACTATCTATACTTTCTGGGGAAGTATTAAAGCCTCCCCTAAGAAGATGAGAGAATTTCTTGGAGTTTATCTGATGCATAAGAGAGAAAGTAAAGAAATTGGTAAAGATGTTTCCAAAGAATTCTTAACGGCAGCTATTCAGAAAGCTATTAAAGAAGATAGAGAGACTGTTTATAACCTTATTAAGGACGAGAACGCTTCTATTAAATACTTTATTTACAAAGGTATTCAAGTTGGAGCTATCTATAAGAAAGGAGTTTCAACTTATTATCTAATAGGAGAAGAAAAAGAATATACTCTTAAAGAATTGGTAGAACATATTAAGTTTCTAAAAGAAACAACCGATCCTATTTATCTTAAGTTAGAAGCTCAGATTAACGAGAAAAAATAATAAACTATGACTGAGATGAATGTGTTTACAGGATTAACAGCCTCTGAGATGGAATATGAAGCTAAAGTTGTCTATGAGGCAATAGCTTCAGGAGATGCTCCGGGGTATACAAATAGACAATGGTCTATCCTGTTAACTCAGGCTCAGGAGAAGGTTGTCAGACAGGTTATTCTTAATGGTCTAGACAAGGATGAACATAATAGAAGAGTAGTCTCTAGATTGATAAGGGACTACTCTACTACAGATTTTAAGAGATATAAATGGAAAAATGCTTTTGTAGTAAAACTTCCTCAAAGATATATGTATCTTTTGGAAGACTATGTAAATGATAATATAAGAGTTGTTCCTAAATCTTATGACTATGTTCACGCTAATAAGGATAATCCATTTGAAAAACCTAAGAAGGAAGAATATTTTTGGAGGGTAGTTCATAAAGATGGAGCTATTATAGTTACAGATGGGTCAGAACTTAAGTCTTATAATTTGTCTTATTTAGTAAGACCTACTCCAATTATTACAAAAATACTGGATCCTGCTAAATCTATTGAAGGTGTTTATGAACAAACTAATTGTAAATTAGACCCAATAGTTCACAGGGATATTGTAAACATGGCTGGGAAACTTGCAGAACTTTACGCTAGTAATCAGTTAGGATACCAATTAAAAACTTTAGAAGAACACACTTTAAAATAATCTTATTGTTAAATTAAAATTATAAAGACATGATTTCTGAAAATAGTGTAACTTATCAGTACATTGCACATGCTGCTAACTCTACTGCTACCACACCCAAAGCTCTTCCTGAGGGGGCTGTGGCTATTGTGAATGAGGCTGGCACCAAGCTTACTAGTGCGTCTACAACCACTAAACTTAGGATTGCACAAAAAATTAACGGAATGGTTACTTTTTCTCCGTATTTTATTCCTACAAATTGTACAATTGATGAGACAGATTACGCTGCCGACGCTCAAAAAGTAATGTTTTTGGGATACGAACCGACTGCTGATACTGGAGAATTAGATGCTCCTACTAAGTCAGCTGCTTATACTCTCAGAGTAATTCTTAAGCATACTCAGGGTATTTATAACAATACTCCAACAATTATTACTATTCCTGTATTTTCTGCCGCAGGTACTCAACTTGATCTTGCTAATAACTTAATTAAAGTTTGGGATAAAACTATGGCTCGTCAACCTCGTAAGTTTATACAAGCTGATAGAGTAGTGGATGGAGCTGGAGCAGATGATTTAGGTGATGCAGTTGATGCTAATAGAATTAAAGTAGTAAACGGTTCTACTTTGGTAGAATACCGGGATGCTAGTCAAGCTCAAGATGGTGTACAAGTAAATGCGGGAGATGTTCTTAATATTAAAAACTATGCTTACATTGTTACCAGAGGTGGAGATGATGATTTTGAAATTGATCGTCCCTACACTGGAGCAAGTGAAGATGTTACTCTTGGTGATGGTACTAACAAGGCTCACGCATTCCGTGTAACCGGAGCTATGGACTGGGGTATAAGGTTTGAAGGCGTAGCCCTTGAAAATGAGAAGTTTGACCCTGTTACTATGGTTCCTTCTCTAGTAGATTTTGACATTACCTTCAACAGGATTGAAGATAAAGAATTTACTACTGCTGAAGATACTCTTATCTCTACTACTACTGCCCCTACTAAGGGAACTGGTAGTTATCAAGATGTAGCTTTCATGGAAGTTTATACTACCATGAATGAAGGACAAGCACAGATTAGTGCATATCCTCCTACTAAATATCGTAAAGCTGCCGATCCTTCTAAAGATTATCATATGATTACCATTTCTGGTAAACATGATGAGTATATTACTCAGGCTACTGGTCAGAGGCCTGTAAGTAAGTTTAATATCCGCCTCGCTGTTAATGATGATCTTAATGCAACAGATTGGGCAGAGTTCAAGACAGTTCTTGGGGCGTAGACTCTAATGTGTCATAATTCAAAGTGGAATATGGGGGGAGGTATATGGTTAAATATATTTTCCCCCTAATTCTATTAACATAATTATGATAAACTATTAAAAAATTTTAAAATTTTTTATTTGATATACTGAAATAATTTGGTATCTTTGTGTAATTAACATAAAACAAATTGACATGAGTTTTTTCCCCAAGATAGATGTAGAATACGATATAGATTCCAAATCTTTTATAGTCACAGAAACTACTGATAGTTGGGGTGGGACTAATCCTGAAAGAGGAGATACTCACCTTGCTAAATTAATAGTATATTACAATGATAAAAAATCTCATGTCTATAATGTGACATCTGAGGTTACAGGAGAGACGTTATTAAACTACACTATTCATGAAGGAAAAGTTGATAAAGATGGTCTCTATAAAATTTTCTTACTTATTCATATAGATGATATGGATCCTAATAATGAATATTGGTCTGAAGGAAATTTTATAGGAGTATCCACAGAACTTGAATCACATATAAATAAATTTTGGGCTAAATATGCATGTATGACTAATCTTGAAAGAAAAAGAGGTTTGGAAGAACTGTGTGTGTGGCTTGAAGCTAATCTTGCAGGACTCCATTCTTTAGGAGTAGTTTTACCTGCTAAGTATAACGAAGTCCTCAGCCTTATGCAGAGGAGAGTTGATTTGAATAAATCGTTTTTATTATAAACATTAAAATATTAAAGTTATGCCTTTAGGACAAGAATCTGGAGTAAATACCACTTTCAGAATTAATACAGAGTACGTTGAAACCACTCCTTATAAGGATAATCCCGAAGATATTGGTATAACCTCTGTTACATTTCTTATCAGGCGTGTTGGAGAACCTAGTATTACACAAGCTTCTGGATCAAAAGTAGGTAAGTTTTGGGAAGGTAGTAGAAACCTTACCCCCAATACTTCTTATGAAGTTCGTACCAGAATAGTAAATCCTCAGGGAACTGAGTTGTCTGGGTGGCAACAGTTTGATACTGATGATCTTACTACTTATGATAATGTGGAAGTAAAGGTTATGAAGCATATAGAAGAAACTGGTCAAGATGTACCTTTAGCTGGAGCTAAAATTATTATTACTAATCCTAATGGCTCTGATTGGGAATCCAGAGAAACTACTGAAAAAGGATTAGCATGGTATCAGAGGGTTCCAAGAGGAACTTATTCCTATACTATTTCCCGTACAGGTTACGACCCTGTATCAGGTACTGTAAATACAGCATCTAATGGTGGAAATATGGGAGTAGTTGTATTGACAGAATTGTAAGAGTTTATACATTTAACACATACTGAGCATGTTCAATGAAGATACATTGAAAAAATATATCAAGTCCATTGATTTTGAGAAAGCCCTTTCAATGGAAAGGGTTTTACCTTTATATAAGTATGGGTTTGTAATAAAAGAAGAAAATTTAAGAGAGCTTAAAATTCATACAGGTTTTCAAAATACTATAAGAAGGTATATAGAAAATCCACAATCTCTTACAAGAAGAGAACTAGTATGTATTTTAAGACTTTATAGTATTGAACATCCTGAGGTATCTCCAGTACTTCCTCCCGAAGTATTGGAAATTTTATTTAGTCCTAAACCACAAATAGAGCTAGATAAAGATGATGTAATCATTCTTACAGAGATTACATTCTCTCCAAAACCTGTTATTACCATTAGTATTGAAGATGTAGATGTTATAATAGAGTTTGCTCCTGTTCCTCAAGTTAATATAGACGAGGCTATAACTTTGTTAACATTCTCTCCAGTACCTCAAATATTACTGGATAATCAAATATTAATAGAGTATGCTCCTAAAGCACAGATTATACTGGATGAGGGTACTGTAATTCCTCAATATCCTGTAATGGATTATGCTCCTCATCCTTGGATAGTTTCAATAGATGAGTTAGCTCCTATAGTAAACTATGTTCCAAAATCTCAGGTTAAACTTGAAATAGATATAGCTGTAGGAGATGTTATTTACTGGGGAGTTATGGAAAGAACTTCTTCTGACCCAAGACCTACAGCATCAGACTTTGAATTTGATGACACTGGAATTAGCAGTATAACTCTTCCGGGAAATACTCCTGATAATTTACTATTATCCTTTAATAGTTCTATAAAAGGTTACATAATGTTTGCTATTCCTGAAAGTGCTCCTAGTAGACAGTCTTACCGAGACCCTAACAATTTTGAAGGAAATATAGGAGGCTCGCCAGGACCATTTGGTAACTTATGGCCTGACGCTGAAATTAAATTTAATGATATTATACCTATACCTAAAAACTATAAGGTCTATATAACTAGTTATTGGACTCAACCTGTTTCTGGGAATTATGTATTACGTTCAAGTCCTTTATAACAACAAAATATTCTAGACATTTTAGAAAACGAATACGCAGAGTAGTGGAATGGATAATGATGTTCTTAGGAATCTTTATTAATTTTTTAGCCAAATATAGGCTTAAGAGTAATGAAGATAATTTTAATGTAAAATATTGGTTTAAAGATAATTGGCCTGAATTACTTCAGAGTACTTTATTTAGTACAGCCATAGTATTTTTATTTGTTCATCCTGATACTACTGTAAANCCTGAAGAACTTTATAAGTGGTTACAGAGATTTTTACCCCTTCCTGNGGGAGTAATTTTTCCAATGAANTTATTTATTCCTTTTATTATTGGGCTAACTATTAATAATATAGTTTATTGGTATAACAAGAAAAAGGAGAAATGGAGTATAAAAAAACTAAAAAAAGATGATTAATTTTCCTCAAAGTCCTGAATTAGGAGATGTTTATCCTCCGTATGAACAGTCTTCTCTATTTGGAAGAAGGTGGCAATGGGTAGGTAACAGGTGGAACCTTATTGTAGATGAGCCTACTACCTTTGTGGGAAAAACATTATATGTAAATTCTGAGTCTGGAAATGATTCTACTGCAGAGAGAGGATTACTAGATAAGCCTTTTCTTACTATTAATGCAGCTAAAAATGAAGCAGAAGAAGGAGACTTTATAATAGTTTTTCCTGGAGAATATACAGATGACGAAATTTTAAAAGATAATGTATCATATTATTTTTTTAAGGGAGTAGAACTTTCTGGAAACGCTATTCATGTTCCTAATGATGTAACAGGTCTTACTTCTTATATCTATGGACATGCTGAATTAACAGGTTTCAGAACTATTTCTATAGAAGGAAATGATATAACTCTACATATAGAATGTGGAGATATTATTAATCTAAACAATAATGGTATAGGAGTCAGGGGATGGACAGCTTCTAATCTAAATCTTACACTTAAATGTGGAAATATTCAAGGGTTTAATAGAGGTATAAGTCTTGCGGGAGGAGGAATGAGTGGGAATATTAATATTAATTGTAAGGACATATTAGCTCCTGAACAATATCATACGTGTACTTTTGAAGGAAATTTACAAGGATTTGTAGTTGCGGATGGAAATATATATGGGCCTCCAAGTTTACCTGAAACTTATATGAGTGCTTTACATTTTACCAATCCCAATTCAAATCTGACTATTAAGTTTAAGAAACTTATTGATATTCAGAGAGATATTGGCTTTGCAAGCCATAATTTTGCTGTAGGAGCTCACAGAGGCACTATAAAATTATATGGGGATATTGAATGTAGAGGTATTCCTGCTATTGGAAATCAGTGGTCAGGTAGTCATGAAGTAGAATTACGTCATTACGGAAATATAATATGTGAAGAAAAAGAAGCTATTAGATTAAGATTTGGAGGGAATTATTACTTTAATGGAGAATATAAAACTGTAGATTTTGAGAATACAATTAGCTTTAATACTTTAGCTAACCCCATTAATATACATTTAAATGGAAAAGTTACCTGTGAAAATGAAGAAGAAACTTCTAATGCTATTAATTCAGAGGATTCCACAGAAGCAGTTTTAAAGATTAGAGAAGCTTTTTTAGATTCTGATACATATTCTATAGTAGGAAATGAACCTTTAGAAGTTAGAGTTGAAGGATTCTTACATTATAATAGTGTAATTCATGAGAATATAAACCTTATTGATGTAAATGATAAGTTTCCAGAATTATTAGGAGATGAAGGATATGTTCCTAAGTTTGACTCCGATGGAAAGCTTACAGAGCAATATGAAATAGAGTCTATCCTTACTGAAACTTTGAATAAAATTCCTAATTCTAAAGCTGTATATGATGCACTGCTAAATGTTCAGGTTGGACTGAAGCCTAAAAACCCTGTACATGCTTCTACTACTGAATCTATTACTCTATCAGGAATACAAAATATAGATGAAGTTGTTGGTGCAGAAGATTTAAGGATTCTCGTAAGACATCAGGCTGATCCTGAAGAAAATGGTATATATTTAATGAAAACAGGTTCATGGGAAAGAACTAGTGACGCAGATACATGGGAGAAATTAGTAGCAGCTTATGTACTAGTATTAGAAGGAACTCAATATGCAGGATATAGTTTTTATTGTAATATTGAGGTTGGAGGAAGTTTGGATGTTGACCCTATAATCTTTATAGTTTTTAATATTCCCGGAGAACTTAGTTTTGCTAATATTGGAACAGGAATTCAAATATATACAGAAACAGGTAGTGGAGAACATAGGTTTAGAACATTAGTTCCGCATGAAACTCCTGAACTTATTATTGATGTTTCTGGAAACACTGTAAGGTTTAATATTGACCTTTCGAGCTATCTTACAGAAGAAATTGACCCCACAGTAGCCCAATATATTAAAGATATTTCTGAATCTGATATAGTAAACTGGACTGCTGCTTTTAATTGGGGAGATCACAGTGAAGCAGGATATATTATAGAAGAAGTAGATCCAACAGTACCTTCCCATGTTAAAAGTATAGCAGAGTCTGATATATATTCTTGGAACTTAGCTTATGGATGGGGAAACCATGCTACTCAAGGATATATTACCACAGAGACTGATCCCACTGTTCCTCTTCACGTTAAGGGTATTACTGAAACTAATATAGAAGAATGGAATCTTGTATATGGTTGGGGAAATCATGCTGTTGCAGGGTATCTCACTTCTGAAACTGATCCTACTGTACCAGAATATGTAAAGGAAATTACTACTATTAACATATCAAACTGGAGCACTGCTTATACACTATCTCATTCCAGACTACACGATATAGACTCTGAAGCAGATCATGTAATGAATGAAGACGGTATTATAGGTAGAGTTGCTAAAAGTTCGGGGCCTCCTGAAATATTAACTGCTCAACAGGTTAGGGATTATCTTGATATAGATGAAGGAGCTGATAGTTATAATAGATGGGGACTTTATAAAGATTCTTCTCAAACTCATAATATTAACTCAGAAGATGTAGTCCAATTTATTGCCGGAAATAATGTAGACCAGATTATAACAAATTGGAACCCTTTAACCCAAAGATATACTGTAAGAGTGGATGTTGAAGACCCTATAACTGATATGATAGCCGAAGAACCTGATGCAGGCATTACTGGTAATAAAGTTATATCTATGGAGAAAAGTAAGAGATTGGGTTTAGCTATTTCAGGTAATACTACATTTATTTTAACTGATTTACAACAAGACGTATCCACTACATGTGTTCTTACATTAGAGGCTACTAATACTAGTGATATATTATTTCAACATAAAGTTAATCCTGATAATTCTGGAGAAATTCCTACTATTTTAGATTCTAATAAATGGCATGAAGGAGTAGTGTTAGATAAAATAACAGCAGGAAGAAAATATACTTTGTATATTAATACTTATAAAAATAATCCTAACTATATTGAAATTAGTTGGGTTAAGGTTGGAGAAGTTCCTATATAATGAAAGCATATTATAGAATTAATAGACGTACTGGAATAGGGCTTTTATATAACTATAAAGCTTTTGAAGAGCTTCCTCCTCCTGGGTGGAAATGTCCTACTCAAGGTGATTGGGAAGAGTTAAGAGATTATGTAGATACTAATCCTCAAGGAGATAATAACGCAGGACTACATTTAAAAGCTAGATGGGCATGGGATATTTCTGGAGTAGGTCATCTTGCAGGAGAAGATACATATGGGTTTACAATGTTAAGATCAGGGGAACGTTCTTGGGCAGGTGCTGTTAATAGAGTAGGTGCTACAGTTCATGCTGTGCCCCCCATACCGGAAGGCCATACTTTTATAGTTTTTAGTAATGATTCAGATGTTTTAACAATTAGCTTACACGAAACAGAAGCTTATAAAAATAAATATTCTGCTTTAAGGTTTTTAAAAAATGATTCAGAACTTCCCTCAGGTAATATAGTATATGACTATGAAGGAAATGGCTATAGATGCGTTAAAATAGGAAACCAAGTATGGACTGCTGAAAATTGGAGAAGTTTTAAAACTAATACAGGAGTAAATATTACAGTGCATTCTTACTGGGACCATCTTCCCCCCGGCGGAAGTCAAGAAGAAAATCCAGGTATAATAATTCTTTGGGATAAAGTTAAACTAATATAAAAATAATTGATATGGCAGAGCAAAATCTCAAGTATAAAGAGATTAAGTTAAAGACTTATGAACTTATTAAGAATAGAAATATTTTTCTAAACCTCTATGACGATATTCTGGACTTTCCAGAAAATATAGAAGTGTATGAAAAAGTTATTGAACCCATTGAGAAAGTATTAGAAGTTTATAATTTTAGTGTAAGAAGAGTTGAAAAGCTTTATAATGAAGGAAAGAAAACTCATGAAGAAAAGGTTAAAGAGCATACTGAAATCTTAAATTCAGATGTTACCTTAAACTTCAAAGTTATTCCTAAAAGTTCTTTAGGAAAGGTAAAGCTAAGTCCTAATCAAATTGGAATAATTAAAGAACTTATAGATTGGGATAGTTAATATTTTTTGTTATAAAAAAAGTTTGGAATTATTAGATTATTTTAGTATATTTATAAAAATATTATATCATGACTAAAAAGAAAATTATAGATGCTGAAAAAGTTCTTGAAAGAGCTGGAATAGGTATTTCCAATAGCTTTGTAATCATAGATTCATCTAATCCTTTTGTAGGGAGTGATAGCAACTTTGTGTACGCTATTGAAACTCTTACAGAAGATGGATCTTTTAATGTGTTGGAAGAAGCAGGTCATACAGTGGAAGCTATTAAGCTGAATGCTGGGGGAGCTACTTATCCAAATAGAACTGTTCTTCCCGGCAAGTTTACAAAGATTGAACCTGCCTCAGGAACTGTAGTGTTAGGTTGGTCAGTAGATTTAAGATAATAAAACTATGCAGATATTTGGAATAGGTCCAAAAGCTTTAAGGATAAATAGAAAAGGAACTTTATCTGAAGGAACTTTATCTAAAGGAACATTTGCCATCACGGTAAAGACCGACAACGCTGGCACATCCAATGACGACCAATTCACGCTGACAGGTGGCGAGAGTTTGAAT